TTGTTCCTCATCGGGCATTTTAATAACGGCATTCGCTGACTAAGATTGTGGTTGAAGCTGTGTCGGTTAGAGCTGTAACAGCTCCCGTATACGGCAGATCGGTGCTTCGTCCAAAATCAATTAACTGGTCTGTTGAGGTTGAGACAGCATCGGCAGACAGGAGATGCACTCCGCTTGCGGCTGTCGCAGCAGTTCCCTCATCAAGTGCGAGATATACGGTGTTGGTTGCGTTGGGTAATTGTTGAATTCTAGCCCACGCTCGGTTGGAATAGGCCGCCAGAACCTCTGTCGAAGCCTGATTGCCAAGGGTTACTGTTTGGGTGGTGTTCATAGTACAAGCCTGAACTTGCACACCCGAACGCGCCCCCAAGTCTACACCAGAGTTACCAAGAAAACTGAAGGTTAAGGCGATTACCGCCATAATGACGGCAGTAAGGGGTAAAAGGTCTTTCATAGTATTGTTTTAAGGCTGATAAATTACCGACCTTATCCCAGCCCCTCAGGGCTGAGTAAGATCACTAACCGCCCACAGTCCAACACTCAACACCAAACTCAACGTCCCAGTTTGCCCAGTACGTTGTGGATGCTGTTGCCCATTGGTCTCCGAAAGTAACGGTGATTTCATCATCTGCGGTGAGAATGAATAGATCGGCGTTGTCTGCCGGAGCCACCAAGTCGGTGGTGGTTGCCAGTGTTGAAGATGCAATTAAGTTGTCTGCCGTCCCCCCAGATGTTGAAGTCGTGCCGACATCAAACGTCAAGGAGGGCGCAAAGGTTGTCCCGTCACCATAGAATACTGCGGAAGATGCATCGCAAATTGCATCAGTCCCGGAGTGTGTATAGATGGTGATTGGTGCGGTAGTTGCTACGCTTGCTGGTGCAACACCACCCCCTGCGATAAAGCCGTCGTAGGAACCGACTGCGGTAAAAATACCACTAACAGTCGCGTTTCCTGTCGACGTGAAGGTTGAAGTACGAACCTGCCCCGCTGATGGGGATGTGCTGTCCGTACTGATTCCGTTAGGAAATCGTGATCCCGCTCCCAGGTCTGGTCCAGCTGCGCCGCGAACGGCTGCGTTGAGTCCGTCAAGAGATTCAACCACCTGACCGACACCAGAATAAAAGGAGAAGAGTGCGACAATAGCGATTACTAGCGCTATCATCCATCCGAATTCTTGTAACTTTTCCATGATAGGTGCTAGTTGGCTAGTAATTACGCTGTGCCGTTTGAATGAACACTTCCGAAGTGCGAGGTAATGAAGTGTGACTCCATAAACCTTGCCCTCTCTACGAATGTATCATTGGCTGTGTACTTCGGCTCTATGAGGGTTGTTTCCAATCCTGTAAGAACTCGACGACACGCCTGAACATTGCGTGATACTACGTGGTAAGAAGTGTCTGCGTTTGTGTTCGCGTTGAACGTGGAACCAAGGAAGATACTTGCCTTTATGCGGATACCCGTTCCGTACACGGTACGGAAGAAGTTCTCCTGGTTCTCTGCTGAGAACGGAACAAGGTCTGAGTCCAGAGTCTCATGTGCCGTCTTGAGGAGGATGAATGGTACAAGAATACCTTCAAACACCTGTGAGCCAGCTTCGCCGTCTTGTGCGATCTGGTTAGCAAGAGATTGAACTACAGTCCAGAGGTTGTCGGCGTTGAGAACGCCCGTTTCGAGGTTGTCAACAGTGAAGCCCTTTAGCGTGGTGTGTGAGTTGTTAGCCCACGAATTACCATCTGGGGTTGTGTTGATGCTCCCGTCGAATGCATCACCATAGGTGTCGCGGATGGTGCGGTCATCTTGGAGGAGTCGCGCGCGGTCTGCGATTTGAACACCAATTTGGCGGCGCTTGTCGATTCCGACTTGCTCGGTTTTGAATGCTTCAAAGGAAACTGGGATTTGCTTTACCCACTTTGACTGGCGCTTGCTAGTCTGATTTCCGATGAAAGTGTCTGTGCTTGGAATATCCTGCTGTTCATCTATTTCTTCAAACGGGCCTACGTTGGAATCTTCATCCCAGATATAGACCATTTCATCTGCCTGAGACTGTTTGAAGAAAAATGAATCGCGTCCCGATAAGTAGTCCGGCTGCATTTCGCGCATGTACTCTTCGTACACAACAGCGTCGATTGCAGTTTGGAATGCGTCGGGGGATAAGCCAGTTGTATGACCACCCGTTGGATTCATAATTCAGTAATTTAATTAACAATTAAGCGACGTATTCTCGTCTGTACGCCTCTGGCGCAACAGTTACGTCAAGTTCTTGTGTTGCGGGAATGCCGTACACAAGAGTAAGTCCAGCCGTGTTCAGCGCAGCAGCTTCTTGAATGGTGTAAAGTTCACCGCCATCCGCTGCTCCTGTTGAGTTGTAGTCAAACAAAACCTTGTCTCCCAAAAGGAGAGCAAGCTCTGTAAGTGTGTCAACGCTCGCTGCTGTTTCGGCTTGGCCGCGCACACGCCCCACATGGGGTACAGGATTCGCACAGTTGAGAAACTGCTCTTGAACCGTTCCTGCGGCAACATTAAGAGAGTTCTCCAATGCTACACCTCCCCAAGCATGGGTGGTTGTGGTTGTGGCTGCGATTGTGGGACCGTCTGCTGCTTGTAGAACATAGGTGTTTATACTAAGAATACCGGTGTTCCCAGCGTCATGGTTTCCCAAGTTGTGAACTGGCTCCCCATGCAAAATTGCTGTGCCTCCAGCTACTATGTAGCGGGGCATGTTTGCTTGCGGGCCAATTACACGTAAGTCGGCTCGTGCCATGTTAATAACAAAATGACCCAGTGGATATTGAACCCACCTTACATTCTGCGATTAGGCTTGTAATATTTGATTACTTGTCAACTATTGAGCGAGGATACCCAGGCCCTTTGGTTTCAAGGCGTTGGTTTCGTCCAACATCCTTGTAATAGACCCGCTTCACGCCGTCCCACTTGAGACCGGCAGATTTGAGTCCTTGGGCATCTGCTGAGGTAATTTTAGGCGCAGTACCCTCTGGAGCATCTCGGTGAGTTGAACCAGCGTCTTGGGTAACTGTGTCTTTGGATTTCAGAGCGCGTTTGATTTCGTTGTTTTGAGACACGAATTTCTTCCTGTTCACAACAGCGTGCATCTCTTCCATCTGCTCCTGAAGAGACATTCCAGCCGGGAAAGAGCGGTTTTTCCACTTGGCGAGCATTGCTCTCGCCTCAGCCTCACTTTCAGCCATTGAGTTGGCGACTGTGACTGCTGAATTTTCCTGAAGCGTCTTTGTTATCCCCATTTGAGACTCTTGGACCATATTCCAGACCTCATCTCGCGTTAGGGGTTGGTCTTCAACCTGAACTTCGATTTCTTCTCGCTTCTTTTCTCGTTCTTTGAACGCCTCTTTGGCTTTTTCAGGATCAGGCTTTCTGTCTTCCTCCTCCTTTGCAATAGCCTCGTAATCTGGTTGTGAAGGTTCTTCTGCAGTGGTTTCTTCGGGTTCAGTTCCCTCTATGGGTTCTGGTGCCTCCTCCACATCCGCCTCCCTTTCAGGAGTGGTGTTAGGTTCTTTTTCCATCGTTTTTCAGCCCCGTCGGGCATCAATTTAGCTAATATTGTTTACATCTCAGTTTAATGTCGTGAGTTGGACAAATTTTTAAGTTTTGTTTTTACAACGTCCCAGTTCCAGAGTATTAGTTTCCCGGCGATTAAGTCGTCATTCCCCCTAGAATCAAAATACATCTTGCGATTTGCCTGATATTGAAGCTCCAAATCAAGCATTTTGAAGAGTTCCGATTCTGTAAAGTCTTTTGCTTGGTTTTCTAGGACACTGAGTTGGGATGCCATCAGGGGTTTCCCCTTGTAGGTGTACGTTGTACGGTCTTTACGGAAAATATCTTCCTCTGTGACTGCGTTAAAGAGGTGAGCGACAGCTTTTGTAAGGATTTCGTGCTTATTCTCGGCAGAATTAAGCGCATCCTCCACTGTTGCATAACCCCCCAATTTTTCAATGAGCCAGCGCTTCATTATTTCTTAGACTTCTTCTTTGGCTTCTTTTTTTCCTCTTGTGCCTCGTCTTCGGCCACTTGAGCGGCCTGAACCTCAAGAGGGAAAGTCTCGCCATCTTCAACTTCTACCACGCGACCATTGATGCGGAATGTATACACAACTTTGGGGTTTGAAGCTGCTTCTTTTCTGTCAAAATCGTAAAAACAGCCAGTTTTAACCTTTGCGGCCTCTTTTCCTCGGATCAGACCAGCAATTTTGTCATATTCTACGATAATGTCTTCGTCTGCCGCGTCTGGACCCAAACCTGGGACAAGGCCACCCCTTCCGTCCGTCTTTCCTTCGATTACTCGGCGAACCTTATTGGCGTTTACAAGATGGAATGTGCCCTGTTTTACTTTTACTACTTTTGTGTTCATAATTTTTGATTATAAATTACTAATCTATCGACCTATATTGCTAATGGTGACGGTAAGCCCGTTTGTGTCGCCTGTGAAGTGGCCGTTCGGCCAGATTGAGGCTCTTGGGCGTTCGTGTCTGGGTTGGGGAGGGGTTGGCCGTTCTTTGCCATCAGATTTTCGGATTCTCCTCGGTAAAATGCGTGTGCAACCCTACGGACAAGCTCTTCTGGGTCAATGAGAGGATCGTTTCGGAGTAATTGATACATTTGTACGGACATCGCCTGAATGAACTCTTCGTTCTTCTGAAACATCAGTTCTGGCTCGATATTGACCAAATATTTCATTCTAGCGAACAGTTCTGGGTTTATGCGGTAAAGCTGTGTGTCATTGTTCGGAAATCCCGTTTCTTCGAGTAAGCTCAAGTTTTCGCGGCGAAATTCTTCATCTGTCAACTCTTTTCCGAGAAGCTCTTGGTCTAATTTAAGAACCTTTGTGGTACTTCTACCATTAACCGCCTGATTTTTCAAAATAAAGGTGCGGTATTTCAGTGCCGACTTATCCCCAGCCAATTCTTCTATTTGGGGGACGGTGAAATTGTTCACAAAAATGTCCCCCATAAGCCCCCCATACTGCACCATTGACTCCGCAAGGGTCTTTCCAACCCCCTGAATCATGGTTTTTGCGTTTCGCTCCGCTATTGCGAGCGCCGTTGCCTTCTGTGAGGCCGCCGGGAGCTGTCCGGCAGACTGGTCGGTGACAGAACTCTCCTCCATTGAGGTTTCAGTAACCGCCATTGCTTGAAACATATTGTTCAAATTCGCCTGTGGTAGTAGGGGTACTACTTTCGTGTCGGATTCCTCAAAGGCGGCGACTGAGCCGGGGAATATGATATCAGAATCAACTTTTTCTTGTCCCGTAACCGCAATGGGCATAGCAAGGTCAAGAAACGCGCGGTTCATCGCTAGTTCGTACTGGGCATCTATCAAAAGATTGTCCCAATACATTGAATTCATCAGTGACTTATAAAAGTAGAAGTGCTCATTCACGCGTTGGTAGCCGAACGGAACGTCGTTGTATTTCGGAGCACCCCGATTATCTCGGTGGGTCATGGGATTTTCTTCAACTTTCGCGTCTCCCATGTAAATACCGTTCACAAATCTAAGTTCCGTGTCGTCTCCTCGGTACATTGCAATCACTTCTTCTACCAAGTGAGGGTGATCTGCGTCTTTTATGTCGTAAAAAAGCCCGTCGTCATCGGAGTAAATGGAGCGTACCCCTTTTTTGACGTAAGTCCAGTTCTCATGTGTGCCATATCGCGCCCGTGCGGTAGTCCACTCCACATACCTCCTCTTAATGTGGAAGCGGTGTCGTTGAACATTTTGGTCGTATGCGTTTGAAATTAAAATTTGGTCTGCCGAGTAAACCGGAGCACGGAAGCCGGAGAGAACCTCATCGAGTATCTCTTTCTTCTCCACCCCCCTTTCGGTCTTTTCCTTAATTGTTTGCCTTACTTCGACATATTCTGCTCCCAAATAAGTAACCGGATTTACCAGCATACCCATCACGGCAGAAAGGAAAGAATTTTTATACTCGGAATTTTCAACCATCCACTCAACACCGTCGCGCATAAATTCAGAGAACCCCCTATCCTCCTCGGAGAACTCATTCTGAGCCATATACATAGGGATGATATAACCGGCGGTCAGTTGGGCGTGCATGGCAATGGCCTTATTCCTTGCCTTGCTTCTCGTACCCCTCCACTTCCATGCCTCGTTGGGATCTTCAATATTCTCATCAACAAAAGCGTTAAAAGTCCGCTGATCGCGGTTCATTCTGTCGATTACAGACATCTCATTCAATTCCTGCCAGGGTCTGTGCAGTATCTCGTGCCCAATGCCGTAGTCTTTTTGAACAAAACCAGTTATGTCTTTCACATCCACTGAGGGTTGGTAGGAGGAGACAATATCGTTTTCGTAAACGTCACCGATCATAGTAAAATTATACCATAAATAAAATTATCTTTTGGCAAACGCCTTCCATGGTGGGCGATATATCGAATGAGATTCGCCGGGTGCTCTGTCTTTTGTCACCGCCCAGTAACGATACGCGTCCGCAAAGTGTGATGTGAAATCGTGGAAAGGTCGGTCTTTGAAAACACCCCGTTTGTCATCCCACTCCTTGTGGTAAAGAGAAATGCAATGAAGAAACTGGGCACACTTCTCCTGGTCAATCCAAAGCGTGCGGAACCTCGCGCGACCCGCGTTGATGCCATCCTCAATCGAAAGTTTCGGCGCAATTTTAAATTTCATTCCCAGAGATTTTGCCATCTCCCTCCTCGATTTTCCCGTACCCATTTCCCTTACTTCAATATCATGTGGGGCGTAATGGTGAACATAGTTGTATCCTTTTTTGTCGATCACCTTTTTATAGTGTTCCAATCCCTCTCCCGAATTTTCGTAGCAATCTATCATCCGCCACTCCTTACCAAAGTTCTGCATGAAAATTATCGCGGTAGCATCGCCGATTCCCAAATCCCACCAGGTGCTTACGCCCAGCATCGGATCATAGGGCACCGAAGTAACCCTCCCGTCTTGCCGCGCTTCGTAAAGTTCATGTGCATAGTACGCCCCCTTAATGGCAGCATCAAACGAACACTCATATTCCTGTTCGTATTCGTCGGGAGACATCAATTTTCGCGCATCCGCCAATTCTTCAGGAGGTAAAATGCCGGATTCACTCGCCTTCAAAAAAACGGACAGCCAATCGTTATCCCTTGTTGCATTATCATAAATAGTCCAGAAATCATTCTTTCCCTTGGGGGTCCCTATCCAAATACCATACCCCTTATGGTCACTGAGAGCGGGTCGAATGATCTCCGTAAATATATTACTAGGCTGTTGAGAGTACTCGTCAAAAACAACCCCCCAAAGTCCAACTCCTCGTAAGGAGTCAGGATTGTCCGCCCCATACAGGGTAATTCTACTACCATTTGGAAAGTCCCCCCTTAGTTCACTTTCATTAAAGGTTGTATTGGGAATAGCTCGCCCGTACATCTTCAATAAATCCCAAGCCACATTCTTACTTTGTTTATAGGTGGGACCTATATAAGCAAATCTACTATTAGGAGTAAGCAGTGCGTCTCTAATAAGATGATTTATAGTAGCAGTAGTCTTCCCCGATCTCCTATGAGCAACAATAACCCTCCACCTCTTATCCGAATCGTGCAAAGCATGAGTCCATTCTCTAGGTGTATAAGGTATCTCTATTCGCATACGAAGGCTTAATGTGAGAAAAATTTGTGAGGGGTGTGGATGTTTATACCTTTCGAGGGGGGTACCCCCTTAAGGGGGGGGCGGGGTCTTTACTTGACACATGTGTGGCTTAACAAAGCCATATTCATCATTATCTATTGACTATGTATGTATGTGTGGTGCTATGGGTATGGCTATATAGAGCCATATAAGTCGTGTCTGTCCCCCGGTGAAACTTTTATACTCCTTTTGAATCTTTTTCAATGTCCTTTGTGTCATAATCAGGCTTGGGGCTATCCTTCTGCCACGTGATCTGTAATACGTTTTCGGTGCTACCACCGGACAATAATTGGTGGTTTTTAGTAAGAATATCATTAATATAGGCTAGATCACGACCTGAAGCCTTCTGCAGCTTCTTATCGGTCAAATACCGTAAAGCCTGTTTCCTTTTATCATCCAATAACCCCACATAATCCTTCATTCCAGCCTGCATTGTAGGGCTTTTTAAGATGATGTGCGGGTTCTCTGCTGTTGCTCTTGAATAACCAGCCTCCAACATTATATCCTGCAAGGTTCTGCCGGTGTTCTTATGCCCATAGTTTTCAAATAGCAATTCAAGCAACCTCTGCTGCTTTGGTGTTCTTTGTTTTGTGATAGTTTTAGTCACCATTTTAAGTATATCAAGGCTTGGGCTTGGTGTCTAACAGATCAAAAGAGTTTTCCCCATGTGGGGATAACTAAGGTATTGACAAGGGCTATCCATTGGCTATACTATACCTATAAACGATAACCATGAACGACAAAAAAGATCTTATAGCCGGAATAATAACATTGGTGATAGGCATACCAATGTTTTATATCTTTGCGGTAGTGGTGGCGCTTTATTGAGTAACCAGTGAGAGCGCATGATAAATCTTATCGTGCACTCCACACTGGCTATGCTAGTCAGTCAGTTCATTGATAATTAAATAAAATACTTATGGAAACAAAATGTAAA